TTATCCTACCATATTATCTTTGCCTGTATAATTCAAATTTAAGGATTTGGCATCCACTTTTTCTTTATTTGCTCTATAAATCTTGAAATCAATCATTTCTTGAATCTCATTTTTATCTTTCTGGGAAAGTTGATTGTATGACTCCACTAATTTTGTTATGTCAGCATCAGCAAAAATCTGCGAAAACGCATTTTCTCCAGTGAGTAACCAATCACAAGACACATTAAAATACAAGCTCATTTTAAGAAGAATATCTGATGCTGGAAATACTTTCCCACTTTCTATTCGGCCTATATTTGTACCATGTAATCCAACGATATCGCCTAAATCTTGCTGTGTTAGGTTCATATTCTCTCTTAAGGTTCTAACTCTTTTTCCCAAACTATCCATATATACCTCCGTACTGCGTATTTGCATTTTAATCTGCGAAAACGCATAATTAATGTTGACAATCTGCGAAAACGCAGATATACTATTGTTGATAAGAATTACTTGTAACCCATTTAATATAGCAAATATCTTAGTAAATCACAAGCTGGAAGTCTCTGGCCAAACAGAAAGCCGCCCTTATTGGGTTTCGGAGGGGAATACAAGTAATTAGTAAAATGCAGGGTCTTGTACTTGAGAATTAAGCTGAGGTGAGAGTATGAAAAAAAGACAGTCGAAGCTAACTCCGTTTGGGAAGGAAGTAAGAAAAAAGCTCATCGACAAAGGCATGACACAAGTAGAGCTTGCTACTTTAATAGGTTGTACGAAGCAATATGTTTATAAAATATTATGCGGTGAACGCAGTGGGAAAAAATATATTGAAGAGATTGCAAGAATACTTGATATTGAGGTGGCAGCGTAAAAGGGGTGAATTGAATGACCGAAATGTATGTGTCATTAAAAGAAGCGGCTGAATTAGAGGAAATAAAATATAACAGTCTGGTACAAAAAATACGCAGATCTCCTGAAAAATATCAGGTAAAAAAAGCAGATGGAAGCAGTGATAAAGATCTAAAATTGGTTGCTGTCTCTTCTCTGTCAAAATCAGCCCGTAATGCCTATAAAGAGCGTGAGAAGCTACGCAAGCTGGCTGAAGCTCCAGCGGGAAAATGTGAAACTATTCTGGATATCCGGCAGGAAGCCCCATGGTACGTGGGGACAGATATTGAATGGTATATGTCCACTTATAAGGAACATTATTTTAAAGGGATCGAGCTGCGTAACATTATCCGTAAATTTCTGGAGTACGATGACCGTGGCCGGACTCAATACGCGGAAGAATTTTCCGAGAAGTACCTGGGGAAAAATAAGCGTACCCTGTACCGGTACATAGAAAGCTATAATGTTGCCCTGGCCTGGGCGGACCGCCTGGGGAAAGAGGATGGATGTAATTATGAATTTTTCACCGTCCTGGCCCTCAGCAGGAAGCCAAAACAAACAGGCATGTTCCCTTCCTTTACGCCGGAGGTTAAGCAGGCAATACAAAATATCTGGTTTGATAAAGAGTTTGCCCTGAACCAGCAGACAAAAGAAAACCTGTATGAAGTACTGGAGGAACTGGCAGCAATCAAGCACTGGGAATATATTCCGTCCTATCAGTCGGTGGTCCGTTATATAAATTATCTCATGACAGAAGGCCGTATGAGTAACGCGCATCTGCTGGCAAAAGGCGACATTAAGGAATATAAAAACAAAGTTATGGTAAAAGCATCCCGGAATACCAAGGCCTTGCAGGTAATGGAGGTTGTGATGGGAGATGAACATACCTTTGATTGTTGGGTAAGTTATACCATGCCTAATGGTAAGACAAAACCGATCCGGCCAGTATTGTGCGCCTGGGTTGATGTCAGGAGCCGAACGGTTATGGGGGATATTATCTGTGAACATGCCAACATGCAGATCCTGAAACAAAGCCTGCTAAAGATGCTGTACCAGGAGCACGGAGGTGTCCCGAAATACCTGTATATCGATAACGGGAAAGATTATACCGGGTTTGAAATGACAGGAAGAAGCCGTAAGGAGAGACACGGCAATGAACTGGCCTTTGAAGAGGAAGTAAGAGGTTTCTATAAAAGCATCGGAATACTTGATGATCACCGGGCAAAACCCTATGAAGCATGGAATAAGGGAGAAGTGGAACGTTTCTTTGAAACTGTATGTTCACAGTTTTCCAAAAAAATGGCTTCTTACACCGGAACTCTTACAGGTTCCAGGACAGATGCTAAAATCCCAAAAGACATAGAAAAAATGCATAAAGCAGGCCAACTGCTTACTATGGATGAATTTTATGCTGAGTGGGATAAATGGTTACATGAAAAGTATGAACACCGTAACCATGGCGGCTTGAAAAAACAGAGAGAAGAATGGCTGACTCCATGGGAGGTATATGAGAACGCAGAGCGATATGTAAAGGCGGCGCCTCCGAAATCTTATGCAACCTTGCTAATGATGAAGGCAGAAAAAGTACTCGTCCGTAACATAGGAATCGTACGCAACGGATATGAGTACCGAGCCGATGAGCTGTACGACTACAACGGCAAGAAAGTAAATATCAGATATGATCCTGATGATATTACCACACTGTATGTGTTTGACCAGTCAGGCAAGCAAATATGTGAAGCGGTCAGCCAGGAACTCCTTACCTTTGGAAAGGTATCAGACAATGAAATTTCTCATATGAAGATGCAGGACAGGCAGTTGAAGCGCGATCAGGAGCGGCTGAAGAATGCCAGGAAGCCATTCGATGAAATCCATGAGGAATATGCAGGTTTTAAATCTACAGTGGGCGGCATTGATCTGACAATAGAGGGCAGGGTAAGGAAAGATAAGATGGTGGCTTTTCCGCAGTCAAAGCTATACCAAAAGAATCCAGAACTGCGTGAAAAGAAAGCAGATGAGGAGACAGAAAGCACATATTTTGATAAGAATGCGGAAAAAGCTCTTAAAAAGCTCCGCGCACTGGAGGGATAAAGGAATGCTTTTATTGATTCTTATTTTATTGGTAGTAGTAGCTGTAATAACAATGATCGGAGCTGTTGTCACTGTGGATGCAGCCAATGAATCTGAACAGATAATCTGATAACAAGGAAAGGAAGGTTGTAAAAATGGAAGAAGCGAGAATGTACACAAAGGAAATGGATCTGGTAGATGCAGTGCTTGATACCCTGCAGGAAATGAGGATGAGTAAGGCCGAGCTTGCATTAAGGCTGAATGTAAGCAGGTCTATGGTTAGCCAGTACCTCAATCGAAAATATACTTCCGATACAACGGAGTTGGAAGCTTCCCTGCGCACCTGGCTGATGGAAATGAAGGGGGAAGAGGTAAAGGCAGCTCAGGAAGTTTCCTTTCAGATAAAAGCTAGGCCTTTACAGAAGGTAGAATATTTTGAAAGCCGGGACTATGTGGCTGTCATCGGTCTGTGCCAACTGTGCCAGGAAGAGGGGGCAAGGGGGATTGTGACCGGGAGAAGCGGATATGGCAAGACTTTTTCCCTAAAGAAATACGCACAGCTGCCCCGTGTTGCCTATATTGAGTGCAATGAGGCGATGAACCAGAAGGACCTGATTCGTAAGATTGAAAAGGCAGTAGGGCTGCCGAAGGCCTATGGAAGTATTGATGAACGGATGGAACGTGTAACTGATTTCTTTAATACGGCATCCGGATATCTACTTATTATAGATGAAGCGGACAAACTTATCACAAAATATACGCAGAAAAAGATAGAGCTATTGCGGGCTATCACGGATATTGCGCAGGTTGGGGTGGTACTGGCCGGGGAGCCAATGCTGGAAGGACTGCTGAAGGCCTATGATCAGCGTTTTGCCAACCGGATGGAGTTTGGTTATAACCTGTGTGGCCTTACAGAACAGGAAGTAAAGGAGTATTTCGAAGGTTTTGAGATAGACGATGCAGCCCTGTCAGAACTGGTAATCAGGGCCTGCAATAAACAGACCGGATGTTTCCGTCTGCTGGATCGGACGTTTAACAATATCCTCCGGATTATGAAGGAACAGCAGGGGAATGTAATCACAATGAAGGTGGTGAAGGAAGCCAGCCGGATGATGATTTTATAGAAAGGAGACGTACAACATGAAGAGGATAACAATTGTCGTATCAGGAGGCCAGGAGGACAGCCTGGCAAAACAGCTTGCGAAGGGAGCCGCCCAACTGCTGGCGGAGAACTGGAACACTGGATGCAGTCTGCAGGTGGAAGAAGTGGCCCAAAAGAAAGCGGAATGTGTATCTGCCCCCAGGGAGGATCCGTTTATGGCGAAAAAAAGCCTGCAGGTACCGGGCTTTATGTCCCCGGCCCTGGGGATACGCTGATGACCGGGAAAAGACCAGCCCCTACAATAAAGACAATCTGGGGGCTGGCAAAATCCCCTGAACTGCAACTTACCAGTGAGGACCTGCACCTGCTGGTAGCTGGGTATGTTGGTAAAGATAGCCTGAAGGAGCTGAATGGCAGGGAGATCCGCCTTGTGGTCCAGGAGCTGCAGCGGCGGAAGGATAGTGCAAAGCGGCAGGCCGGGGAAATATTTCCCGGGAACGCCGTTACCGTCCGCCAGCGGAAGAAGATTACCCAGCTGGCGGAGGCATTGGGATGGGAAGAAGAAAAAAGGGTGAATGGCCTGGCGATGAAGATGTTTGGCGTAGCCCGGGTGGAGTGGCTGGACTATCAGCAGTGCTCTAAGCTCATTGAAGCCCTGAAGGCTATGATACGGAGGCAGGAGGAATGAAAGGAAAAATCATTTTATTAACTGTTTGCATCCTGCTGGTCTTACCTGCCCTGCCGATCCGGGCTGCGGAACCGATGGAAGAAGAAGCTGTGGCCCAGCTGGCGGAAGAGGTTGGGGATATGTATCAAATCTGCCCGGAGCTGCTGCAGGCGATTGCCTGGAAGGAAAGCCGGTACTGCCCGGAAGTAGAAAGTAAGGGATGTACCGGCTTGATGCAGGTGGCCGGGCGGTGGCATCAGGAACGGATGAAAGAACTAGGAGCTGATAACCTGAAGGATGCTCATCAGAATATGCTGGTGGCAGCTGACTATCTGCAGGAACTTGTGGAAACCTATGGGGATCCGGTTATGGTGCTGATGGTCTATAACGGTGACAGCCGAGCAGAGGACTACTGGAAAGGGCACTGCGGGCCGTCTGACTATGCAGAGGAGATACTGGAACTTTCCGCGCAGCTGGAAGTCCAGCATGGAAAATAGGAGGGCAGGGATGGGAACCTATAAAAGAATGTCCAAACGGGAAAAAGTGATTCTGGCTAAGGCAAAGCGAGAACTACAAAAGGAGGGAATCCTTCCACCTAATAAGCCGAAGCTGAATCGAAAGAAGTACATCAAAGAAGCTGAAGCAGCATGGGATTGCAGGGATAAAAATATGTTTGGCTGGGAGTATTACCTGTTAAGAGGAATCTACCTTGTCATGATGCATAGGGAGGGGCGGAGTACCCGATCATCTTTGGAAGCGGTAGGGGCAGCCAAAGTATTGAACCTTGCACTAAGAATCCGTGAATTTGAGGAAATGCTAAAGGCAAGAGGGGAACATGAGTTTAAAACGGAAGATTATTATAACTACATTAAAGATATTTTAGAAGCATAGGAGGACGTCATGGAAAAGATGTACAAGAAACTGAATAAGCGGGGTGGAATAAACATCCCGGCTTCCGTCCGTAGGGAAATGGGATGGGAACCGGAGGACGCAATGGAACTGGAAGTTACTCCGGATAACCGACTGGTCATGAAGCAGTATCAGCCCCGCTGTGTAATCTGCGGCGAGATGGAAGGCGTGGTAACGATATCCGGGAAAGGTATCTGCAAGGGTTGTCTGGAGATAGCAGCCAGGAAGGGGGCCTCCAATGAGTCTGAAGGATAAGGAAACCAAGGAACTTATTTCCGAGTGGGTGGCACTGGATAAGCAGCGAAAAGTGAACGCGAAGAAGGCTAACCAGATTAAGGCGGAGCTGCAGGCACGGGGCCTGGCTTACATAGATGACCACAATGAAAGGTATGTGAAGTTTTATGGGGATACCGGAACCTGCAGCGTGACGGATGCCATGAGTCTGGATGTCCTGAATGTGGACAAGCTTAAGGAGCTTCTGACTCCTGGCTTGTTTGACAGTAAGGTGACAGTGACTGTGAAACCGTCCTATGAGTACGACAAAAAGCTGGAGCAGGCCCTAAAGGCTATTTTCACTGGTGACTACCGTCTGGAAACCATGGAGCACTTTCTGTACGACTGGAAGCCGGAACCGGATACAAAGCAGAAAAAACTGTTGATGAAGAAGCTGAAAGGGGACTACGAAAAGGATCGGCAGGTACTGGAAGCGGTTCTGGGAAAGCCGGAAGATGAGAACTATGACGTAGAGCTGTTTTACATTCACCAGATTAAAAACGGAGAACTGATCCGTGCTTTTCTTCCGGAGGAAGGCCTGGACTTTATGCTCCGGGAAATCCGGAAAGTAATTATGGTAGAAACCAAAGTGGCGATTAAATTGGACTATGAGGAGGATTAAGCTGATGAAAAGTGAAGCAACCAGGCAGATGGATGAAAAGGAACAGCAGAACCTGCAGGAACGGATTGCATCCATGAATGAAACTGAGTTAGAGGAGTATCGGGCGCAGCTTGACCCTGACATTATGGGATTTTACGGAGAGGAGGCCGGAGAAGATGGAAGTAACGAAGAAACTGACACCTTATAACTTTACCAGCAAAAATGACAAAAACCGCATTAAATATATTGTGGTGCATTATTTTGGTGGTCTTTCAACTGCGGAAAATCTGCTTGAGTATTGGCATCGCCAGTACGTTGGCGCTTCGGCTCATTATATAGTGGGCCATGATGGGAAGATATACCAGTCTGTGGAGGATGGTGACATTGCCTGGCATTGCGGGGCACAGAAATATGTCCATCCGGATTGCCGGAACAGTAACAGCATAGGGATTGAGATGGCTGTGCGTAAACGTGATACATCCACCCTATTGGCATCAGATCCGGACTGGTACTTTGAGCCGGCCACAGAACAGGCTGCCCAGGAACTGGTGCGGGAAAAAATGCAGGAATATGGCATTCCAGCCGAGAATGTCCTGCGCCATTACGATGTTACTGGGAAGATATGCCCGAACCCCTATGTTCTGGAGGCAGATGCCTGGACAGCCTTCTTGGCCGGTCTGGCGGAGCCGGAAAAAGAAGAGCTTACCAAGATAACTGGAAAGAGTGTGGCGACTGCGGAACAGATGGCTGCCTATCTGGTAAGCAGGAACCCGGCTGCCGCCCCTTATGCACTGGAGCATGCACAGATCTATCTGGAGGAAGGAGCAGCAGAGAACATCCGCGCGGACGGGGCCTGGGCGCAGCGTTGCCTGGAAACGGGGAATGATACTTTTGCAGGCTCTGCGGTCACCTTTGACCAGTATAATTTCTGCGGGCATGGCGTAACCAAGAACGGAATGCGAGGAACCATCTTTCCGGACCTGCGGACGGGAATCCGGGCACAGATCCAGCACTTGAAGGCCTATGCATCTACACAGAAACTGAAGCAGGAGTGCGTAGATGATCGTTTCCGGTATGTTAAGCGGGGGAGTAGCCCCTATTTTGAGTGGCTGGGGATCCAGGAAAATCCCAAAAAGGTGGGCTGGGCTGCAGGAGTCGGTTATGGGGGGAAGATAATTACGATCCTGGACAACATTCTGAGAATGGGAACTGGTGAATCTATGGATCCTGAAGCAGAAAATAAGCCGGAGCCGGAGATGAAGCCGGAAGGAATCTTTTTATACCAGATCCGGACAACGGTGGACAGTTTGCGGATCCGGAAGGGGCCGGGGGTTACTTATCCAGAAACCGGTGCTATTAATGAAGTTGCTGGGAAAAAGAATCTGTATACGATTGTGGAAGAACAGAACGGCTGGGGCCGCTTGAAATCCGGAGCTGGTTGGATAAGTCTTACATATACCCAAAAAGAAGGCGAGTCTTATTTGGTACGAACTACGGTAGACAGCCTGCGTATCCGAAGGGGGCCGGGAATTTCTTATCCGGAAACAGGAGTCATCAACGAGAAGACAGGAAGCAAGAAAAAGTACACAATTATTGAGGAACAAAACGGCTGGGGCCGTTTAAAGTCCGGGGCCGGCTGGATCAGCTTGGCTTATACCATGCGAGCATAGGGAGGGGTGGAATGAAAGATAATAGATTTTTTAAATTTTTAAGCGTTATGGAACTGATGTTGTCTTTAATGTTGATGTATTCGGCGGGTATGAATCCCGCCGAATCAGCAAGAACAATTTTGATTTCAGTTTTATTTGGAATGGTAGCATTAATTACTTTGGGATTAATTGATTAATTGAAGATTTAAGCAAAGGGGACAGTAAAAATATGAAGAAATTAATAGGAGTTGTGATTATTATTGCAAGTATTATGGGAGGAGTTTATTTTGGGGGATGGCTCTTATTTGTAAAGCCGATCCTGGCTGCATGCGCAGCTTTTGATGCTGGGATATTAACAAGTACATTAATTATTACTACAATAATAAAATGCATTATTGCAAGCACAGTTGGTTTAATAATCGTTTGTGTCGGAGTAACATTTGGTTCTTTCATAGCGTCAAAATAAAAATTTGGAGGGGAAATTAAAGATGAACAAAGCAGAGAATAATAAAAAGAGAACTCCCTGTCCAGTGGGGGAACCAGGACAGGAAGGCTATACCGAATGTGGAGAACTTACAGGAAAAATTTTAGAGGTAGATATGAGTAAAAGTATTGTATGTAGTTTAAAGTGTCCGTGTCCGAAGGCATGTGCAACAATGGGATATGCATTATGTACGGAGACAGAAGGCAAATGTGAATATCAGATACTGATAGAAAATGACACTTCAGATTCTGATGAAAAATTTCCGTATGTTATCGGAGAAGAAGCAGAAATTTTACATAATGGAGAATGGAAAAAAGGTAAAATAATTAACGGTTATAGATTTCGGGATGGTATTGTTACAATCAGGACAGATAGCGGAGAAACAGTATGGTGTGGAGAAGCCAGAAAAGATTTATATCGACCGTTAAATTAAATCAGATTTAGGAGGGATACCTATTGGATAAAAACAGCCCAGCCGCAGAACTGGAACGCTTCCTAAACTTTGTGGATGCCTGTAGCCAGGAATATAAAAACGCTTATGACAAGGTAAATGAAGAGGACCGCAGGGTACAGGATTTCCTGCATCAAATGGAATTTGCCAAAGACCAGGCTGAACGGAACCGCGTGGCTACCAAATTGCAGAAAAGCCGGAGGAGCAGACGGCAGAATAAAGATTTAGTAAAGCGGAATGAAAAGGTGGTGCTGTTCTTCCTGGAGGAGAAAAACCGGGGAGCCTTGAATCGGATGCGGCAGCTCCTGGGGCAACAGCGGAAAGAGGAAGAATACCTATCCGGTGAACGGATATACAAGCCAAGAGTAAAGGAGCCTGAATGAAGAAACAGAAGGAACAAAAGGAACGGATACAAATAATTCCGGTTAATCCTCGTTCAAAGGGGGAGTTTGGTGTAGAAGTACAAAATGGGGTAATTACCAGGACAGGCCGCTTTTACATGTACCTGCCGGTCCGCAAAAGGAGGTAAGATGGAAAACTGCATATATAATACAGGAGGCTATTGCTACCTGCATGAAGAAAGCTGTGCCTTTGTTGGTATAGAAGAGGAGTGCACGGATGCACAGGAGGGATGAGGGTGGTAGTCAGAGAAGAATTTTACTTTGAACCAAGAGTTATTAACGAAAATGGGAATATCCGATGGTACGGAGAACGGTATACCAAGGAAGAACTGTTGCGATACATGGGAGAAACTGTGTACATAAGGGACAGTGGTGAAGAGCTGTTTGTATACCAGATGGAGAGTGATGAGGTGGGTCGGGAGCAGGGAAGGATCCAGGCGATATTTACCCTCATATGCAAGCTTAAGAAGGTAAAAACCAAATGGAGGTATGGAAAGAAAATCGCACATTGAAAACCGCATATTGTTAGTAGTTTTTTTCTGATTTCCCTTGCAATACCACCTAATAGGTGGTATAATAAAGACAGTTAAAGGATAACCCTTTAACAATCGCTGGGCAAGCAGGGAAAGGAGAATGTATGGAAGAGAACATGACAGATAAGCAAATGGAAATCCTGTTGACTTTGGTAGCTGATAAGTTTGCAGCATGTAAAAACATGGAAGATGTAGAAGCAGCTGTGAAAGAAGTCCGGGAAATGGCAAAAAAAGAAAAGCCTGCCGATTAAGGCAGGCAGGGTGATGGACAGGGCGGGCGGACTTGCCGCCGCTTGCCCCATCCATAATAATTATACAAGCAGGAGGCACAGATGTCAAAAAGAATAAAAGAAGCCCGGGAAGCGTTAGGGATGAGCCGGGCTGAAATGGCACGGGAATTTGGGATGCCGATAAGAACTCTGGAGAACTGGGATCGGGAAATCAGTTCACCTCCCATGTGGGTGGAAAAATTGATACTGGAGAAATTGGAGAACTGGAAACAGGATGGAAAGCAAAATGAATAGGTTATGAATTAAGCTGCTAACAATATCGGTTAGCAGCTTTTTATATGGAAGGAGCGAGAGTAGATGAAAGCAGAATTACTGAAGGAGCTGATCGAGGAAACAGAAATGGAGGACATTGCTGAACGTTACCAAAACGTGGCGGCCATTATTGGGATAGAGAAGTTTGTACAGCTGGCGGATTATGCCAGAGGGGACGAAATTTATTTCCCGAAGGCGGAGAATATTATCGCCCCTGCCAGGAACCGGAGAATAAAAGCAGAATACAACGGCTATAATGCAAAGGAACTGGCAGAAAAATATGATCTGACCATACGCCAGATTGAAAATGTATTGAAGGATGAACCTATCATCGGCCAATATAGCATATATGATTATCTGTCTGAAGAAACATAATTTACCGGAAATGTTTCCCCTAAACATTTCCAGCTTATATTGTTACCCTAAGAGCATGACGTAAGTCATGCTCTTGTTTTTTGTCAAAAAGGAGGAAAACGGATGGATATTTTTGCAGACGGAACGAAAATTATGACGTTTATCGGGGTAATGGCTTTTTTGGTGTCCATTATCACAGAAGTGCTCAAAAAGTGGGAATGGCTGGATCGAAAGATGCCCACACAGCTGCTGACTATAATTCTGTCGGTAGTTTTATGCCCATTGGCGTATATAGCGTTGATGGTTTACTGCAAGCAGGTAATTGATTGGTTTATTGTCTTTGCATCCTTCCTGGCGGCATTTGTGGTGGCTATGGTAGCCATGGACGGCTGGGAAAGAGTGAAGGAGCTTGCAGGCCGTTTTATTGATTACGGTAAGTAATGATAGAACAGATTATTACATTGACTGTTGTATTAGGAGTCGGCTTCAGCCTGCTGATATTCCTTGCAAAACAACAGTTTAAAGATATCAAAGACGGGATCGCCCAGACAACACAGCAGATCAAGGAAAATGACAAAAAAACAAATGAGCGGATCGACAAATTGGAGAGTAAAACAGAGGCGGAGATAGCAAACATCAAAAACGATTTAAGTGGAATAAAGGGTGATTTTGCTACGACCTTTGTACAGCGGGAAGATTTCTTCCGGAGTATGAATGGAGTAGAGGATTCCATCAGGAAGATGGATAACAAAGTAGACAGGCTGCTGATCAACAGCAGCGGGAAGGGGTGACACAGGTGGACAGTTATAGCCTGGAGCAGGAGGAAATCAAAAGGAATAAAGCAGTACGGGGATTCATCATCCGGAGCCTGGTAAAAGGGTATAACTATACTGCGATCACCAGACAGATAGCCGGGGCGCTGTGGTCAGCAGGCTTGATCCTGTCTCCGGATATTTCTAAACATATCGATTATCTAATTAATGCAGGATACGTGGAAATTACAGGAGACAAAGTGAAGGCATTCCGTGCTTATCAGGATGACGCAATCCTGAAATTGACCAAAGAGGGTGTGGATCTGGCAGAGGGTACGATTGATGATCCTGGAGTTGATATTTAATGGGAAAGCAAAGGAACAAAAAACGAATAACCAGCAAAATAGATGAACTACCGGAGCAGCTGCGCCTGCAGGTAGATCTGATGCTGGCGGATACAAGCAATACGTATGTGGAAATTAGCCAGTTCCTTAAGACCGCTGGGTATGAGATATCAAAAAGCTCTATCTGCCGGTATGCGGCCAGGACCAATACGGCTATGCAGCGGCTGAAGGAAGCACAGCTACAGACAGACAAGCTGGTGAAAGTGATCAAGGAGAATCCGGAGGCGGATTACACAGAGGCCGCAATCATGATGACCATGAACGGTCTGGTCAACCGGATGGCCACAGCAGAAGAAGAGTTTGACTTAATGCCCCTGGATAAAGCTGGCCGCCTGATAGCGTCCCTTTCCCGGACTAAGGTGTACAAAGACCGGGTAAGGCAGGATATGAGACGTAAGGCGGAGCTGGCTTTTGCGGAGATGGAGGCAGAAATCTTAAAGGTAATAAAACAGGATGCCGATTCCGCCGAAAAGTTAAAAGAAATTTTGGAAAAAGCCAAGGAGCGGATGGTACAGGATGATTGATCTGGAAGAATACCTCCGGGAACTGGAGGAAGAGGACGATCGGGAACAGAAGGACAATGTGGCATACCAGGAAAACCTGTTTGCAGAGTATGTCTTACGGAAAAAGGATCGGATAGACGAGCGTCAGAAGCTGGAAAAACGGTTTGCAGCTGGAGAACTGGTCACGGGGGAAAAGGGGCTGCGTAAAGAACTGGCCGCCTTTGATCTGGCGTACTTTGGCCGGGCATATCTTCCCCATTACTTTACCCGGAAGTCACCTGCTTTTCATGAGGAATTAGATGAACTTTGGTCTTCCGGGGTGATGAAAGGGAAAAACCCGTTCCGAGATGCTAAGGAAATTGCCCGGCTGGACGGCAGCCAACAGGCCATAGCAGCTCCCCGTGGACATGCAAAAACCACAAATTTTACCTTTAAGGATACGTTGCATGCGGTCCTCTACCAGTATAAGCATTATCCGATCTTGTTGTCTGACAGTTCAGAACAGGCGGAGGGCTTTTTGGATGACATTAAGACGGAATTGGAAGATAACCCTCATATCCTGGAGGACTTTGGCATTCTGAAGGGGGATAAGGTATGGCGTAGCAGCGTGATTTTAACCAAAACAGGAATCAAGCTGGAGGCTATCGGTTCGGGAAAGAAAATCCGTGGCCGCCGTCACAGGAACTGGCGACCGGACCTGTTGGTTTTGGATGATATTGAAAATGATGAAAATGTGAATACTCCGGAGCAGCGGAAGAAATTGAAAAGCTGGTTTGATAAGGCAGTGAGCAAGGCCGGGGACACCTATACGGATATTATGTACATTGGTACTATTCTGCATTATGATTCTCTATTGTCCCGTGTACTGGTCAATCCTACCTATCGGACCAAGAAGTATAGGGCGGTGCTGTCCTTTGCAACCAATACAGCACTATGGGAAGAATGGGAACGAATTTATACAAACCTTTTTGATGAGGACCACGAAGCGAACGCATGGACTTTTTTCCAGGCCAATGAAAAAGAAATGCTGGAGGGTACCCAGGTTTTATGGGAGGAAAAGAATCCTTATTACAAGTTGATGCAGAAACGGCTGTCAGAAGGGGAGGCATCGTTTAACTCGGAACTGCAGAACGATCCAATAGATCCGGAAAATGCCGATTTTTCGGAGGAATGGCTGGATTATTATGAACCGGAGCTGATGGACTTTTCCAAACCCAACTTTCTGCTGGTGGGGGCCAATGACCCATCCCTGGGGAAGAACAAAAAAGCGGATACATCAACCATTATTGATCTGGCCCTGGATCTGAATACGGGATATATGTACGTATTGGGAGCCAGCGTGGAAAAGAGGAAGCCAGATGTGATTATTGATGATGTGATCGAAACACATAGGCGATATAAGAGGGACCTTAAAAAAGGATATTATAAGTTCGGCGTTGAAACCGTACAATTCCAGTACTTTTTTAAGGATGTGATGGCCGCCAAGGCCCTGGAAGCCGGGGAGTACATTCCCATAGAAGAGATCCAGTCCATAGCCAACAAGGAGCTGCGGATCCGCTCCCTGCAGCCATTCGTAAAAAATAAGTGGATTAAGTTCAACAGGAACCACAAGGAACTAATTAAGCAGCTGACAGAGTTCCCCATGGGCGCGAATGATGACGCGCCGGACGGCCTGCAGATGGCGGTAAGCCTGGCACAGTCGGTCCGGGCCACAGCTTCCAGGCCAGAATATAAAACCGTTCAGCGGCGGCGCAGCAATTTCAGAAAGGGGGCCTGGTAAAGATGGCTAAGAAAAGAAAGAAGCAGAAAGCTTATAATCCTGCCATTGATGACGGTACAAGCCGTCCCATCCGGGCCGCCGTTGCTATCGGCGATCCGCAGGATAAATATTCCGAGTACCCTTCCAGCGGCCTTTCCCCCCGCCGTCTGGCAGAAATATTCCGGGAGGCGGATGAAGGAAACGTGCTCCGTCAAATGGAGCTTTTCGAAGAAATGGAGGAAAAAGACACCCACCTGTTTTCCCAGCTCCAGACCCGGAAGCTGGCTGTAACCGGCCTGGATTGGGAAGTGCAACCTTTTAGCGAAGAGGAAAGGGACGTGGCGGTGGCCGAATTTATAGATGACCAGCTCCACAGCCTGGAAAGCCTGAACGATGTGCTGCTGGACATTCTGGACGCGGTAGGGAAAGGAATCAGCCTGTCGGAAATCACCTGGGGAGTGGACAGCCAGGGCCGGAACGTAGTGGAGGATATCACCTGGGTGCATCCCAAAAAGATTTTTTGGGACAGTATAGACGATGCTATCAAAATTACTACTAGGGAGTACCCCCAGGGCATTCCTCTTCCAGATAATAAGTTTATCGTGCATAAATACAAGGCCAAAAGTGGGCATCCCAGCCGGGCCGGAGTCCTCCGGATTGTCAGCTGGATGTATTTATTCAAAAATTATGATTTAAAAGACTGGGTTTCTTTTTGCGAAGTGTTTGGGATGCCGTTAAGGCTGGGAAAATACGATGCTTCTGCCTCGGATGCGGACAAAGCAGCCCTCATGGAAGCAATTATCCAATTGGGGACAGATGCAGCGGGAATCGTACCAAGCACTACAACGATAGAGTTTATCGAAAGTAACAAGCAATCCAGCGCAGAAATTTACGAAAAGCTGGCACGATATTGTGACGAGCAGATGAGTAAGGCTGTCCTGGGACAGACCCTCACGAGCGATTCCGGCAGCGGTAGCTATGCTCAAAGTAAAACACATAATGAGGTACGCAAGGACTTAACAGCGGCGGACGCTAACGCTCTGGAAAACACCCTGCGCCGGGATTTAATTCGGCCTCTGGTAGAGTTTAACTTTGGTTACGGAACACCTATCCCTACATTACAGTTTCAAACCGAGGATGCCGATGACCTGAAGGAAACATCCGAAATATACCGCACCCTGGCCTGTGATATGGGCCTGGAGATTCCGAAGCGCCACCTTTACAAAAAGTTTGGGATTCCCAAACCGGAACATGGTGAGCCAGTAACACAACGCCAGCAGCCGGTTGCAGTACCGGAGTCGCAAATGCAACTCAAATTAAAGGCATCTGGAAACACCGATACGCAGTCTTATATAGATGGTCTTGTGGCAGAGGCAACCAAAAAAAGCAGCGAAATTTTCAACCAGCTTTTGCAGCCGATAATCAAAATAATTGACGCAACGGAAAGCTTAGAAGAGTTGCAGCTGAAGCTACAAGATAAAGAGCAGCTGAAACAGCTATATCAAGAAATGGACAACACTGAACTGGAGGAACTGCTTACCCAGGGCATATATGTGGCGAATCTAATAGGGAGGACGGCGGAAGATGGCTGATGTGAACTATGGTTCCACAAAAGAGGGATTGTTCCAAAGCGCATTGGATTTTCTGAAACAAAAAAAGTCCCTTCCATCTAAGTTGTACCGGGAACTGGAGGAGGAAGCCAGGGCAAGGGCCTTTACTGTATCCGGTTATACCACGCTGGAAATCTTGGAACAGTTCCTGCAGGAGCTGGAGGCAGGAGTTGAGCAGGGGACGACAAAAGAAGTCTTCCGCGAGAAAATGAACGCCTTTCTGGAGGAAAAAGGCTATGAGGGGATGAATCCCTGGAAAGCGGACGTGGTGTATCGGACCAACTTACAGACGGCATATAATGCAGGACACTATAAGGCCATGACGGACCCAACGACTCGGAAACTGCGGCCATACTGGCAGTATATTACTGCTGGTGATGGGGACGTCCGCCCTTCCCATGCGGCCATGCAAGGAAAGGTATTTCGGTGTGATGATCCTATATGGGATATCTGGTACCCCCCCAATGGCTTCCGTTGCCGCTGCAGTGTCGTGTCCCTAACAGAGGAGCAGGTAAAGCGCTGGGGGCTGCTGGTGGAGAGTGTTATGCCCCATGAAATCGATCCGGAAACCGGTGAAGCTGTATTTTATTGGCCGGACAAAGGATTTTCTGGAAATCCGGCAAAAATGGTCTGGAAGCCGGATATGAAAAGTATCCGTCCTGACTTACGGGGGGTGTATCAAGACATTCAAAAAGAGAAACGCCGTAAATGGCAAAATGCGGATGAAAAGAGCCGTAGTGGAAGGAACGGAGGGTGAAAGAGTTGTAACGCCTATTGACGCGTTATAACGGCGTTAGAGAGGGAACAGAATGAAATACAAACCAACAACGGTCGTATGCACAGCTGATCAGGTAGCGATGAATGGGGTCCCAGATGAAATTAAGCTCCTGCCTCTGGGGATGGTACATAACCAAAAACAGGATTTCATAGTGGACGATGAAAGCTGCCAGATGATCATTGATAACTTTAAGGGCCGCCGCCTGGATTTGGTAATAGACTATGAACACCAGACGTTAAAGGATGTTCAGGCTCCGGCGGCAGGATGGATTAAGGAGCTGCGGAAGGGTACTGATGCCATAATGGCAAAAGTGGAATGGACCCATAAAGGCAAGGAGTATCTGCAGAACAAAGAATACCGGTACCTGTCTCCGGTGGTCATGGTCCGAAAGGTGGATCATAAGGCGCAGGCACTCCATTCTGCAGCGCTTACTAATACACCCGCTATAGACGGGATGTTTGCAATTGTGAACTCTACCGGATTTTCGGGTGGAGAAATAGATTACTCTGAAGGAGGAGAAGATGCTATGGAATTATTACAGGTACTTGCGAAAATGTTGAACCTGCCGGAGACAGCAGCGGAGGAGGACATAAGGAATGCGGTACAGGCACTTTTGGAAAAAAATAAGAAACAGGCGGAGCCGGAGGTTGTGGCAAACAGTACAATCCTTACATTGTTAGGACTGAAGGCTGATGCAAAAACAGAAGATGTAGCAGGGAAAATACAGCAGCTGCAGAACGGTAGTACTGGGGTAGCCGCAGAATTGCAGGCACTTAAAGAAGATTTGGCAAAAAAGGAAGCATCTGCAGCTGTAGATATGGCACTGAAGGATGGAAAAATATCAGCAGCACAGAAGGAGTGGGCAAGTACCTATGCGTTAAAGGATTTGGAAGGATTCAAAAACTTCTGCGAGAAAACCGTACCGGTGGTTCCGATGAAGAATATGGGTCTGACTGATGCACCCACTACAAAAAGTGCAGAAGTGGAACCAACAGTTCTGAAAGCACTGGGGCTGACAAAAGAGGATCTGGAGAAATACGCAGACAAGGAGGCGTAAAAAAATGATAAGAATCGGAAATGAACGGACAGGCTGCAGTAACCTGGTGTTACAGGTAGCAGCTGGACAGGAAATAGAACAGGGGACTATGGTTGCCCTGAATGCAGAAGGTTATGCGGTCCCTGCCGCAAAAGCGACTGATTTGGTGATTGCTGGTGTGGCGCAGAGCTATGCCAATAACCGTCAGGGAGCGGACGGGGCCGAGGTGGTGTCGGTACGTAGAGGTGCCTTTGTCATGGCGGCTGATGCAACCATAAAAGAAACTGATCTGTTAAAAACGGCCTATATGGCCGATGCTAAAACTCTGACCCTGACGGCGGAGGGATCCAGCCCGGTGGGGACGATCCTGGAGGTGGCTGTCGATGGTGTAACCGTCCAGGTAGGCACAATGGGAATGGATATCACCGTAAATGTACCGGCAACGCCGGAAGTTTAATTAAAAATAAGAGGAGGACAAAGACATGTTAGTAACAAGCGCTGCCCTTGTGCAGCTGAGAGTAGGTTTTTCTGCCGCGTTTAATCGTGGCATGGGCAACGTAGTAACCCTTGCAGATAAGATTGCCACTACGGTGCCTTCTTCCACTGCATCCAACCTGTATGGCTGGCTGGGGGCCATTCCCGGCTTGCGGAAATGGATCGGAGAACGTGAAATCCAGAAGGTATCTGAAAATGATTATACCATTAAGAACGAACCCTTTGAGCTTACTATTGGAATCAAACGTACAGACATAGAAGATGACAATTATGGTGTATACACTCCCATGATGGAGGCTATGGGAGAAAGCACTGCTCTACACAAGGAAGAGCGTGTTGCGGCTACAGTAAAAGCTGGATTTACGGAAAAATGTTATGATGGAAAATCATTTTATAACGAAGCCCATAAGGTAGGGGAAGAGGTATACAGTAATATGTCGGATGCCAAGCTTAGTGCTGATTCTTTTTCGGCTGCCAGAGAAAGTATGATGAGTCTGAAGAATGATCAGGGGAAGCCCTTAAATATTGTTCCGGATATTCTTCTAGTCCCTCCGGCCCTGGAACGGGAAGCCCGTATGATTCTGGAGGCGGATTTAATTAATGGGACGACCAATGTTAACAAAGGCTTGGCTAAAGTAGAGGTTTGGACGGAGCTTGCAGACCAGCCGACCCAGTGGTACTTATTATGTACCAAACGCAGTTTGAAACCTTTCATTTTTCAGGAAAGAGAAAAAGCAAAATTTGTGTCACTGACTAAAGAAAATGACGAAAATGTGTTTATGCGTGATGAATACTTGTATGGCGTAAGCGCCAGGGATGGTGTGGGCTATGGCTTTTGGCAGATGGCCTACGGCAGTACAGGGACTACTGCAGGCTGAAAAGGAGGAAATGGGGATGGCATATTGTGCAGATAGTGAAGTATTTGCGGCTATTAAAGAAGAGGCATATAACGTACTTCTGGGTGAGGAATACATAGAGGACGTAAATGAACGCAAAAAGCGTCTCCAGCCCCTTGTAGAGGAGGCGATCGAGGATGCGGATGCAGAAATCGACGGCTATCTTGCTAAACGGTATGATGTGCCCATGTCCCCGGCCCCCAAGGTATTAAACAAGTTTAGCAAGGATATCGCTGTTTATAATCTGATGAGCCGGATCGGGATTGATGAATCCAACCGGGATAAAACCTATCTCAACCGGTATAATGCTGCAGTAAAATTCCTGGAAGGCGTTGCGAAAGGGCTGATTGATATCGGTACAAGCGATACCGGAAGCAGTCAAAATCAGGCAGCGCAGAAGGGCTTCCGGATGGAGCATTCTGAAAGGCTGTTTTCCCGGGAAACTATGAAAGGATATTAAAATGTCATCTGTGAGTGTAAAAGTAGATGGAGATGTCCAGCGTCTGATGCAGCGCCTTGGAAGGATTGCAGGTATGGATAAGGCCGGCATTAATAATGCAATCGCGGAGGGCTTACGAACCTCTACAATCGAGCGGTTTCAGGCAGAAAAATCCCCGGAGGGGAAGAAATGGAAACAATCCATACGGGCCAGGGAAGAAGGCGGAAAAACACTGACTAAAAGTACAGCGTTGCGTTCTTCCATCCGCAGTGACTCATCGGCGGATGGGCTGGCTATAGGGACCAACGACATCCGGGCGGCTACTCATCAATTTGGCGATACAAGAATAATTAAGGCAAAGCGAAAAAAGGCATTGCGTTTCCGTGTTAATGGCCGTTGGGTAAGTAAAAAGGAAGTTAAAGTTACGATACCGGCCCGGCCTTTTCTGGGAGTTTCGGAAGAGGACGAAGAGGAAATTAAGGAGTTGCTGCGCCAATCTTTGGAGGAATCATGATAACCGAATGTAGAAATCTATTAATTGAAACATTGAAAGCGGCAGGCATCCGGAATAAACCCTATACTTCTCAGAAGGTGTTAAGCCTGGCACAGGAAAGTCATGTGGGTGCCGTCCTCTTTGAAAAGGAATCATTACAAAAGGATCCACAGAGCCGGGTTTATACCACGGAGGAAGGCAGAAAACGGAAACGGAAAAGGGTATTTACCCGAATAGTTTCCTTTACGGTGGTGATTGGCGAGTATACGTCAGAAGCGGCAGAAGCTATATATGAAATATTTTTGCAGAAGTTGCCTGCCGGTATTTATGTAGATGGCAATTATGTAAGCATTGAGCCAGATGAGGCGGAGTGGATGGCCGAAAAGGACCATATCCTTAAAAGCAAGGTGGCTGTGCAACTACTGGTCCTGTGTACTGGCGGCGTGTACATGGATACAGATTACCTGCAGACGGATAAGGTGGATATCAAAATCGGAAAGGAATAAGAATGGCAAATAGAAAAATGGAATCGGCGGAGAAACTGACCATAGAAGAGTGGCGGATAGCCCATAAGATACCTATGGCAATCCATTATGGATTGTGTGCCCGCAAGGGTTGGAAGCGGGGGAAAATGGTCATGGAAACAGAGTATAGACAGGCCATGGAGGATTTTATGGAAGGGGGAAAACAGGATGTTAAGGGATGTTAGGCATGTAGTAACAGACGGCCTCCTGGGGCTGGCAAAAAATCAGGGGACAGGCGTTAGCGTAAAAATCGGCCCTTCCCCGGTTGCGAGCAGTGATCCGGTGTTGATAACCGGGAGCATGTCTGCTGATAAAATAAAAAACTGGCTGGGGCTCAGCCCACTTGCGGATAAAGTAATGGACAGTGTGGAGAACGGAGCCAGTCAGATCCTCTGTATTCCAGTTGCAGCCAGTACTGCAGGAACCATTAGTGAGGTGAAGGCGGATGCCGTTGGCGCCGGAACGGTTGCTGTGACCGGAACGCCTACCAATGCCTTCCAGCTGCAGGTCAGGATGACAGGAAAGGGTGGGCTGAATACAGCAGCCTTCCAATATTCCCTGAACGGCGGTTATTCTTTTTCTGATGAGATTACCGTACCTGCAGGTGGCAAATATACTATTGATGAAGCACAGCTACAGCTGACATTCAGCACTGCAGAAAGTGCCGAATTTGAGATAGGAGATGTATTCCAGGCGGTGACAACAGCCCCCAAGATGACGAACCAGGATATATTGGCTGCAGTTGAAAAACTGAAAGATATCGTTACTACCTATGAGTATTTACATATTGTCGGTGAAACGGAACCGGATTTGTGGGCGGCTATTTCCGAGAAGCAGAAGGAACTGAAAGAAAAATGGCATAAACCGATCTTTATCATTCTGGAAGCATATGAAAAAGGCCAGGAATCCATGGAAGATTATGTGACGAAGCTGGAGAAGGATCGGAAAGCTGTGGCAAACTACGATATTCAGGTAGTTACTGCCAGAGCCTCCTATACAAGCCTGGACGGTTTTACGAGGGATACCAATATGGCCGGGATTGTTGCCGGTTTATACGCCAGGGTAGCGGTCAATAAATCCATTGGAGAGACTGCGGTGATTAGTTTACCTGAAAACAAGGTAAAAAAATTGCTTCCTGTAGAAATTAGCGCAGAGTATATTGAACGGATGGATGCAGCCGGATACCTGACTTTCCGGACATATGATGGACTGGAAGGCTACTATGTTACCAATGCCCGAATGATGGGGCCGGAGGGAACAGACTACAGATATGCAGAAGATGTGAGAGTGCTTAATAAAATCATCCGGGTAACACGGAGAGAGGCATTATTACAGCTTCAGTCGGATATCGATCTGGATAACGTAGATGCAGACCTGGCAGCTAAGGCAAAATTTATCCAGGCAGCTGTGGAAAAAATGATTGAAGCCAAGGAAATTTCAGCTGTTACCATAACAGTTCCGAACGGCCAGGACATTCTTACGGATGAAATCTTCCGCCTAATCATACGGTATGTGCCGCGGGGAACGATTAGGGAAATTGTAGTGGATCTGGGCATGGAAAATCCATACGCAAAAACGGCTTGAAAGGGGTGAAATAGATGTTAAAAGTAAACAGAAAGGCATACGATTGGGGTGATGTTGATCTGCAGCTCCCCGGACTGGCCCTTGAAGTCCAGGAAATCAGCTATGATGATGAACAGGAGAAGGAACTGGTATATGGGAGAGGCAATAAGCCCAGAGGGTACGGAAGAGGTAATTATAAGCCCACAGGAAAAATATCCATGCTGAGGGATGATTATGATGATCTTGTGGACTATTGCAAGAGCCAGGGAATCCCTTTATATGAAATTGAATTTCCTAAAATTATCGTATCCTATGCCAATTCCGGCGAAAGAACACGCCAGGATGTCCTAAACAGGGTGTCCTTCAGCAAGTTCAGCCATAAGGCAGCTCAGGGGGATAAATCATTGAAAATAGACATTGATCTGATGATTGCAGGCGTTATCGAACGGGACGGCCTGTCCCCGGTATAAGGCGCGGGGAATCAAAATAATTGACAAAAACGGAGGTTGAAGTATGAGCGACAATTCAAAATTTACTACAGTTCCCACAACGGAGGCAGTTGATAATACAGCATTGATAGATATCAATAATGTTGCAAAGCTGAAGGAAAAATATGGTGAACTCTACCAGATAGATATTACCTTAGAAGAGGATGATGAACATGAGGGAAATATTTGCCGGTATTATTTCCGGAAGCCATCGAATGGTTCCTTCAATCGTTATTTGAAAACTGCTGGCAAGAACCTGGCAAAAGCAACAGAAGCTTTTACAGATGATAATATCATTGATGAACAGCGTATTGATTTCTCTGAAAAAGCCCTTATATACCCGGGACTGCCTTTGAATTGCGGAAACAAACTGATATCGGCATTAGGTTTGGGCGATAATATAAATTTTCGGAAACTGTAGAACAAAAGCTGGCCGAAATAAGCAATTCACTGGACGCGGGGCTGCTGGAAATCTACAGGTATGTTCCGAAGGCCATGCTGGCCTGTGTGGACCTGAATCAATCTGATATAGATACTTTCACCCGTTATCTGGCTATGGCCCGCTATCTGGAAAAGGTAGAGGGTAATGTTATTGCAGAAGCCATCATGAAATCGCTGGAGACTTGAGGAAGGAGGGAGCATGGGTTTTGAAGCAATCTATAAGTTAAGCGTTGTCTTGTCTATGGTTGACCGGCTTACCTCCCCCATCAGGGGTGTTGGAAGTGAAATCCAGGGTACCATGGGCAAGATAAACGGGATGTCCCAGAGCTTTGGGAATATGATTACAGGTGGAGCTGCTATGGCAGCTGCAGGTACCCAGATTGCGGAAGGAGTCCTGCAGCCAGTAGCTGCAACCTTTGAAACACGCAGGGCATTAGGAGAATTGTCCAGTCTGGGAGTCAAGGACCTGCAGACGATAGAAGATGCAGCGAAGGAATTTTCCAGTACGTGGGCAGGAACTACCAAACCGGAATTTATCAGCGCAGCCTATGATATCAAGTCGGGGATAGCTTCCCTGACGGATGCAGGAGTGGCCGGGTACACAGAAGTCGCTGGTATTACGGCCACGGCTACAAAGTCTACGATAGGTGAAATGACGGATCTGTTTGCGACAGGGTATGGCATCTATAAAGATTTTTACTCGGATCTTTCAGATATGCAGTTCGCTGAGATGTTTTCTGCCGGAATATCTAATTCCGTACAAATTTTTAAAACTACCGGATCCGGAATGTCGGAGGCTATTAAGACGATGGGAGCATCAGCAACCACAGCACAGGTGCCGCTGGAAGAGCAACTGGCCGTGTTGGGCATGCTACAGTCTACAATGTCCGGTTCTGAAGCCGGAACCAAGTACCGAGCTTTCCTTAAATCTGCAGCCAAAGGCGGAGAGGAACTGGGGTTAAAATTCACAGATGCGAATAATCAGCTCCTATCAATGCCGGAAATTCTGGGGATACTGAAGAGCAGATTTGGAGATACGATTGACGCGGCTGAAAAAATGGACCTGCAGAAAGCCTTTGGGGATGAGGAGGCTGTGGCCTTAATCGACCTGATGTACAACAAAACCGGAGCCATGCAGGACAACATTTTAAAGTTATATGACTCTATGGGCCAGGGAACGGCAGCCACCCAGCAGATGGCGGATGCTATCAATAATACTGAGCCAGCTAAGTTTGAGCAGTTAAAACAAAAGGTACATATTACCGCCGAGAGTATTGGTAATACCCTGTTACCTACCGTAAATGACCTGATGGGCAGAATTGATGGCGTATTAACCAAGGCGGATGCCTGGATCGCTAATAACCAGGATTTAGTCCGGGTTATTATGCAGGTGGCCCTGGTATTAGGCGCATTCCTGGCAGTGGGTGGTACCACGATTACAATAGTAGGTACTGTGGGCCGTATCTTTACTGGTACCGCTGGCATGGTCCTGAAATTCGGCGGGGTGTTAAAAGCTATCCCAGGAGGACTGGAAACAATATATCTAAAGGCATTGTATGCAGGCGATGGAGTGCGTGGGGCCTTTAGCAAGATACATACTGCCGGAAGTGTGGCTGCCGGTGGTATAAAAACCTTTGCTGGTGGAATTGCCACAATGGGTAAAAATGCATTATCAGCAGCAACCACTGCACTTAAGCCGCTGATTACATCTGTGTGGGGATTTACTTCTGCTTTGCTGGCTAATCCGATTACCTGGATAGTTATTGCGATTGTAGCTCTGATTGCAGTTTTCGTGCTTTTATACAATAAGTGCGAATGGTTTAGAAATGGTGTCAATGCAATCTGGGGAGGAATCAAAGAAGGAGCCAGCGCGGTAGCTTCTTTTTTTTCAAACATGTTCTCTGGGGTAAAAAATGCTGCTGGAAGTATTCTTGAGGCCGCAAGGTCTACAGTATCGGAAAAACTTGGAAATATCAAAGCAGCATATGAAGCGAATGGCGGCGGCATCAAAGGCATAGCAGCCGGAGCCATGGAAGCTGTGAAAGGATATTATACAGCTGGATTTACTTTCCTTGACAATTTGACTGGTGGAAAATTATCTTCCATGGCGGGGAAAGTTGGGGAAGGCATGCAGAAGATCAAGGACAAAATATCCGGAGCCATGAGCTGGTTTCGGGAATCCGGAAAAAAGGTATTGGACACGTTTGCAGAAGGAATTAAAAGTGCGGTATCTGCGCCGGTAAATGCGGTTAAAGGAGGACTCCAAAAAATCAGGGAGATGTTACCGTTTTCGGATGCCAAGACAGGGCCTCTTTCAACGCTTACTTTATCGGGACGGCGTGTGCTGGAAACATTTGGAACGGGAATTAAACAAACCGAAAATGTACCAGCGGAAACTGTGGAACAATCCTTTGATAGGATGGATTTTTCAACAGCAAGACCGGAATATAGAAAAGAGGGAAAAGAATCTTCCGAAACAGGAAATGTTTCCGGACAGAAAGATGAAAGTAAAACAGTTACAAAAAAAACAATTATTGAGCATCTGGAGTTTAAGGTAGAACTGAAGAAGCTGAAGGAACTGAAAAAGCTGTTTGAGTTAATCGATGAAATTGAAGATTATACAAACAGCAATGGTACGGATGAAGATCCGGATCCAGAACCGCAGCCAGCATAAAGAAAGGGAGGGATCGGGATGGTTTACATGGATGACGATCATGTTATGATAGACGGCGTGATTCTTCCCGGCCTATACAAAAGTATTGAGGTAACAACTTCTGCCAAAGTAGATGAGCAGGAAGTGGAGGGCAGTTCTGTAAAGCCCAAACAGGCCACAGGTTACGAGGATGCTACCATCAATATCGAACTGGAGCTGTACGATAGCCCGAATGCAAGCAAAGAGGAAAAACTTTTAACAATTCAGAATTTGTTCCGGATAAAGGGCCAGGAGCTACCGGATGTACACCAGATAATCAGCACACATACGTCAATCAGAAATGTTGATCAGGTTATATTTAAGAATCTGGTATCGAAGGAAGCCAATAATAAAGAAGTTCTGAAAGTTACATTAGAATTTATGGAATATATTCCACAAACGATTAAGGCCAGGAAAAAGGGCAGCAAGTCAGCCGGAACGGCCAGCACAGGAGGAAGCGTAAACCTAAATGATAATTATTCAAGCTATCTGCAGAACAACCGTGGAAGTGCACCAAAGATAGCGGATAAAACCGCAGCTTCTCCTGCAGTAGATGAGGAATAATTATGAAAACAGAAGAATTATTTTATCCGGATTTTCTAGTGGTTGTTGGCCCATATGTTCTCCAGAGAGGAGTTACTTTTGCCTGTTACAGCGATCCTGAAACGCCATATGACTGGTGCAAAATTAAATTTACTGAAGAATTTCAGGGCAGCATACAGGTGGACGCGAAAGCGGAGGTAGAGATTTATGCGGGCTATGCCGGGAAGCTGCAGCCAATATATAAAGGCATAGTTGAAAAGCCTTATAATATGGCAGGTGCTAAAGATGAAATTCTAGCTAAGGATTTTAGTATCAAATTAACGACGGTTAAAGTAAGTAATACCTTTTTAGATGTTACACCGCAGGAACTGGTACAGTTTGGCCTGCAGAAAGCTGGAATTGCTGAATATGAGTTATCAAAGGAAGTATTTCCAATCAAGCCGGTGGTTTCAGTGATACAGAAACCAGTAGTTGACTTCCTGAAAGAAATTAATTTTTTATGGCAACTGGACATAAAGAATTACTTTCAGTTGGGAAAATTCTTCTGGGGAATCGAACCTGAGCAGAAAGAGGTTTATATCTTTGAATATGGCGCTAATATAATTTCTCTTACCAGAGGAAGCGGTTACTGGGTAATGCTTACAGCTTGTGTCCCGTTTATTGGACATTCACAGATGATAGAGGTTAATCATCCCTATATAAACGGTGAATACAAGGTAAAACGAGCCAGCCATTTTGTAAATGAGGACGGATGGCTGCGCACAAAACTATGGTTTTAAAGGAGGGCAACATGATTGATAAACTGGCAAAGACGGTACTAAAGCAAGTCAAGGATGAATATCCCTATGTTGCTCACCCGGCAGCTATGCGGGCTGAAATTACAAAGGCAGAGAAACTGCCAGAGGAATACAGCTATGAAATTAGTTTGAAGGATAAAGAGACAGGGGCGTGTCGAGATTATATCCTTACAGGGACATCATTCAGGTACCGTGTAAAAATTCTGACAAATGGAAAGGATGAAATGGCAGAATATCCGGAATTAATTAATATTGATTCCAGACAATGCTATCAGCTGGGGGATATTGTTTCGGTTGCATTTATCGGCGGTGAGACAGAGGCCGTCATTGTGGGAGGCTGAAATGGTAGATATCCGGCTGGATGAAAACTGGAAACTGACTCAGGCCGCGACTGGAGATGCACCCATTACCGCCGACATTGAATGTATTTTGCAGGATATCCGGCTGGAATCACTTACGCAGGAAGGAGATCTGTTTTACGACAGGGAGTATGGCTGGTCACTGTATGATTACCTGCAGGGAGATGATTCGGAACTAATCCGGACAGCAATTGATACACGGGTACGGAAAAAGCTTAGCAGACGGGAGTATATAGATGTAACAAGCATCAAGACGCAAATAACGTATACAGACAATACGTTTACTGTTCAGGTAAGGTTTTGCTTCAAAGGAAATGACCAGGGATATAGTATGACAACATCCTTGGATAGGATCAGGGTGGAGGTGAAGCAGGAATGATAGATGATAAAATTCTTGACGAGATTTTTCCAGTTCAGGATCTTACAGAATTAAAAGAAAAAACAGTAGGTGAACTAAAGGAAGAAGGATTCGTAATTACAAATTTTCAATCCGGCGGTATCTTTAACACCCTTTTAATGATTGTTCTCCAGGCTAAAGTAGAATTGACTAAAATGTTAAGAAAACTACTTTCTTATCTGTATGTACGCCATGCTTCAGGAAAATGGCTGGACCTGCTCGGGGCGGATTATTCTAAGAGTCGGAAGGCAGCGAAGAATACTTGTGGTAATGTTACGATTTACCGGGACAGCACTGTGGAAGCAAAAATGCTGGTGATTCCCATTAATACCATTTTTAAGACCAACAAGGACATTAATCACGAGGAACTGCGTTTTTTCTCTGCCAGGGCCGTGGAAATGCTGGCCGAGGATATGAGCATATCCATTCCGGTAACTGCAGAAAAGGCAGGCAGCATCTATAATCTTCCGGAGGGGCAGATTAATAAATGCATGATCCATCTGGAGGGAATAGATAGGATTACGAATGAGCAGGACTGGATTACCAGTGAAGGCGCTGATGAGGAGGAGGAAGAAGCCTTCCGGGAAAGAATTATTAATTCTTGGGCAGAGCTTTCCAGCAGGCCGATCGCACTCAAATATAAAAATGTCTGTGAAGCTGTAAAAGGTGTATTGCATGTGCGTGTAGATGATCTGCATCCAAGGGGGCAGGGAACGATAGACATTATCGTAACATCTACAGCTGGCCAGGCTACAGAAAGTCTGCTGGAGGATGTGCGCGAAGCTGCAGATAAGATAAAAGGAGAGTATGATAATTTACTTGTAAAAAGCGCGGTAACAGTACCACAGGATCTTTCCTTAATTATTACCCTTCCCAGGTTGGCATCTGATGAAGGCATCGCGGAACGTGTCAATGCAATAGTGGTAGATTACTTTAAAATAAGCCGCAACCGCAATCTGAATGAAATAATTTTGTTTGACCTATCTTATGCTCTTAAAAAGGGAATTGAAATCATTAAAAATGTCAAATTTACTGTTCCTACTGACGATGTAGTACTGGATAAAGACCAGGTTATCCTTTTAGGAAGAGTGGAAATAACGGTGGAAAGAGAGGAGTAATATGTTTCAGAAGTTTGGGGACTACCTGTTTTACCTCTTGAATGCGCCATTGAAAAAAGACAAGCCGCGAAATCAATTTTATCTATTCTTTGCAGTAATAGGCCGGATATTTGATGGCATGAAACAGGACATATTTAAGTTCCGCCGACAAAAGTTTATTTCTACGCAGGACACAGCGCTGCTTGAATTGAGCGGCCAGGACCGTGATATGTTCCGGATGCGCCAAGAATCTGTTGAAAGATTCCGGCGCCGGCTGCAGATGAAGGCTATTATTGCAGAACTTGCGGGCAGTGAACAGGGAATCCTGCTTGCTATTGCATCCCTGGGATTCCAGGCTGCCATTGAACCGCTGTGGAAAACAGATCCATCAAGATGGGCTGAAATCATAATTGACATCATGGTATCTGAAGAAGAAGGGCTGCTGCTCGACTATGACTGTGTTCTTACGGAAGTTATGAAAGTTAAGCAGGCGAGTACCCTTCCCCATATCCGCTTTACGTATAAAACAAGCGTCAGTGAAAAGGTGATAGCTGTTGGGGGAATATGCAGCTGCATAAAAGTGCAGGCATATATTCCGGACAGCATAAGTGCAACAGGAGAGCTGCAGACAGTATCTGCATTGTATATGGCAACACAGCTGCAGGTTCGGGCAGGAGGATGATATGGAAGAAAAGATGTATTACAGCATTGTAACCAATATCGGGGAGCAGCTGATGACCCAGGCAATAGCGGAAGGGAAAAAGGTAAATATAACAGAGATTGCGGTGGGAGATGGGAGAGGAGAGTACTACAAACCGGACGCTTCCCAGACGGCACTGAAGAATGAACTATGGCGCGGTGATATTAACTCCTGCGTAATCAGTCCGGATTCCCCCAATATTATTGTTATTGCTGCTGTTATTCCTGGGGATGTGGGCGGCTTTACGGTACGCGAGATGGGGGTATTTGATGCGGATGGACATATGGTAGCCTTGTGTAATACTCCGGCTACTCCGAAGGTATTAATCAGGGATGGAATCGTTAATGAAATGAGCCTTTCGATGGAAATTGTGTTGGTCAACGAAGGGGTTGTGGAGCTGGTTATCGATCCTAATGTGATAACAGCTACAAAATCCGAACTTGAGGCTGCGAAAAGTGAACTGTATCATGCACTGGACAATAAGGTGAATATTATAGTGACACATGAAAATATACCTGTTTCACAAAGGCAGGAAAAAACCTTTTATTTTATTGTAAATGGTTCCAGCGAACCTGGGAATGACAATATTAAAATCAGTCCAAATATGGGAATGAAAATAGTTGAGAGAGGAAACTAATATGGCGGAGAAAACGAAGGTAAGAATTCAGATTTTGGACGAAGAAACAGGACAGGTCCTGGAGGAAGTTGACGTTTTGACATCACCACAATGTGTCCTGTTTGAAGATGGAAGTAATTTACTGGATAAAATTGGAGACATCCAGAAGGAACAGGGACCAAAGGGTGTATCTGTGAGGCTGAAAGAGGCATGGGCAGCAAATACGGCTTATGTGAACGATTCAAGCTATATTGATTTTGTAACAAAGGACGGAAATACATATGCCTGTAAAACGAGTCACACATCATCTTCCACCTTTGATACATCGAAGTGGGTATTAATAGCATCAAAAGGAGCGACTGGAGCTACTGGTCCTCAGGGAGCAGCCGGGGCAAAAGGGGCAACTGGAGCCACAGGCCCACAAGGTCCAACTGGCCCTGCAGGAGCACAAGGACCAAAAGGTGTATCTATGAGGCTGAAAGAGGCATGGGCAGCAAATACGGCTTATGTAAACGATTCAAGCTATATTGATTTTGTAACAAAGGATGGAAATACATATGCCTGTAAAACGAGTCACACATCATCTTCCACTTTTGATACATCGAAGTGGGTATTAATAGCATCAAAGGGAGCGACTGGAGCTACTGGCCCTCAGGGAGCAGCCGGGGCAAAAGGGGCAACTGGAGCCACAGGCCCGCAAGGTCCTACAGGCCCTGCAGGAGTACAGGGACCAAAAGGTGTATCTATGAGGCTTAAGGGAGCTTGGGCGGCAAGTACAGCTTATGTAAACGATTCAAGCTATATTGATTTCGTTACAAAGGATGGAAATACGTATGCTTGTGCTTCAAGCCATACATCTACAACTTCTTTTGAGTCGGCCAAATGGACTTTGATTGCGCAAAAAGGAGCTACTGGTCCTCAGGGAGCCAAAGGTGCGACCGGGGCTACAGGTCCACAAGGTCCGGCAGGTCCTCAGGGAGCAGCCGGAGCTAAGGGAGCAACTGGCCCTCAGGGTCCCGCAGGAAAAGATGGGGATAATATCAAGTTTGGCACTGACTATAATTCGGCGTCTGAAGTTAAAGTTTTCTTAAAAAAGATGAAATAGGAGGTATTGGGATGGCTATAAACAATGTAGACATGCAGGATTATGAAGGAAATTCATATTGGACTATGGCTAATCCGGATTCAATATCCGAATTCACCAAAGCTACAACAAGGACAAATATTGCATCGGGGGACACGCATAGGACAATTTTCGGAAAGATTTGCAAATTCTTTGCAGATTTAGGGACCAGTGCATTTTCTGGTCTTGCAAATAATCTGACTACAACAGCAGCTGGGTATGGCATGGATGCCAGGCAGGGACCTGTTATCCAACAAAAATTTGATCAGATAAATAGCAATTTATCCGGTTGCCAATTTATTGTTGAAGGTACTGGATTAGCAACCAAATATTATATACAGGCAGGTGCTGATACAGCATCAAAAAAACTATTGCTTAGTACACTTAGTTTACTTGATACTCAACATACACAAGCCACGGATAGTACTCCTTCACGGTTATCATACCAAGTATCCTCTGGTATTCAGAGGATATTAGTAATATATACTATTGCTAGTGTAAGTATAGGTAGAACAGCATCTTTATCGTTGACTGATGGCACGTATAGTACATTGTCTGACCAGCAGTATGGCTCTACTAATGGTGCAATTAATCATTTTTATATATTTGATTGTAATGTTAACCCGGGAAGCATCGTAGCAGTTAATGTGAATGGCACAAGTAACACATGTTCTTGTATTATGCAGGTTTATGCTTTTGATTAAAGCGGGCTTTACAATTTAAATAAGCTTATATCATAACCTGTCTGGAATTGTGAGCCATATGGTTTAATTGTTATAGTCAAAGTATTACCTGCTTTTAGTCTAACCAGATATACTTTATGTGCTCCGATTCCTCCGCATTTCAAATTTGTATTATATCCACCAGCATTCTTTTCACTTAGACTGGTTATTGTACCACCTGATATGCTTATTATTGGAGCAACGTACAGAATTACAGGAGTCGCAGTATCATTTCCTGTAACAGCCATGACCGATACAATTAATGATATATCAGCTGAAGCAGTGTAAGATTGTGTAATCGTACCAGAAACCAGGGTATTATTCCAATTTTGGAGTAACACCGGCTCACCCATAAAAGGGTGCACTGTATCAGCACCGTCCTTCCATCCAGGACGGCCATCGGCGGTATGGCCGAAGCGATTGCCATCTAAATTGCTATTTTTCTCATTATATAAAAAAGGAAAAAGCAT